ATGTCGTGCTACTTGCAACAGGTGCAGACGCACACAAAACTGACCCACTAAGTGGTTTGCAGTTTGATTACCCAGGTTATGCATATGCGGCAAAACAAATCGCAAAAATTGCAAACAAGTATTCAAATGGCAGAGTTCTTATTGGTGGTGCTGGTGGTTATCAGCCATACACGCACACACCAAAAATTTGGGCTGAAGTTGTAAAGACTGTCTACTCAGGAGTTACGGAAAAAACAACTGATCCAGCTGATCAGCTTACAGCAGCTCAGATTTTTTAGGGGAAGCTTGAAAAGCAAAAGAATTTCACAGAAGGCAGCAGATCTGTATTTATCTGGGCTATCTGTAGAAGATGTTGCTTGCGAGTTAGGCGTTGCATATCGCACGGCTCGCAAAGCAATACTAATGTCTGGGGTAACTTTTAGAGATGCATCTACAAGACTCCTAGGTAGAACAAGTAGTAGGTCAGATAGAGCAGGGGCTATGAGTAGAGATAAGAAAGGTAGGTATATCTAAGTTCATGAAAAGTAACATTATTTGGAGTTCGGTTGCTGCAACATTGTTTGCTGTAGCAAGTTTTATTTCTGCATATCAAAATTCAGTTGAGTGGGTTGTAGCGTTTGGCTTTGCCTCGCTAACTGCTGCAACTTTGTCTGTAAGAGAGAGATAGACCTTTCCTACCTCTCTCTGCATACGGGTAGGTCTATGTGTGCTCTGGCGACACGCATAGACTTACTTTTATATGTAGATACTGATATACTTGGTATACTAGATAGAGCGACATATGAAGAAACAGAGACACTTAGCCGAGTTATTTGGCTATATCCCCTATCCCCTAACAAAGGAAAAAAGTTTGAATAAAACTAGGAATAGTGTTACCCGAAAACAAAAACAAGCAATAAGTGTGCTGTTTACATCCATATTCTTAATGACATACACGACATACATAGAAAGTGCCTACGCTACACAACGCGAAACATCTATCAGGATGGCTCAAGAAGCGTTCAGAATTAAGGTAGAACAAGAAAGAGCAAAACTAGCCCTTGATACGGGCATGACCAAGAAACCAGAGCACTTTATAGAAGATGATTATTTAATAAGTCTTCTTCGCTCTGCTGGTTTTAAGGGAGAAAGTTTACGGACTGCTTGGGCTGTTGTCATGAAAGAGTCAACTGGTAATCCAAACGCACTAAACAACAATCCTAAGTCTGGAGATCTATCTTTTGGTTTATTTCAGATAAACATGATTGGAGATTTAGGTCCCTACAGATTAGAGAAGTACGGACTTAAGTCAAACTCAGACTTATATGACCCAACAATAAATGCCCGCGTTGCCTTTCAGATGAGTAAAGGTGGTACGGATTGGGGACCTTGGAACATTGGTCCTAATGCATATGACAGAAGTGGGAAGCCTGACAGAAGTAGTTTCTATAAATGGTCAGCCAAATTCCCTAACCAAAACTAACAACTTGCCGTAGAGCTGCCTAACAGAACAAGCAGCTCACCTCCCCTAAAAAATACAAGCAGCAAACTAACACTGCGGCTTCTTTAGTAAAATTGTTTTACTACATAAGTGCTATTTGGTTAGTACTTGAGGTATACCCTTGGAAGGACGGACCTCTTGTCAGTTAAAAAAATGAAAAAAATTCTAGGAAGAATATTCGCAACATTTCTAGCGTCAGCTCTTGGCGTTGTTGGTGCGGGTACGATTGCTGGAGTTGAATTATGGAAAGCAGTCATGATGGCTGGAATTAGTGGTGTTGCGGTAGTTGTTGAAAAACTATCTCGTGCATATTTGGCAGATGGTGACTTATCAGAAGATGAGATGAACGCCGTTTTCTCTGCCGTTAATAATGACCCAACAACCTAACTAATACCCACAAAAGCAAAAGCCCCCTAGCCAAGAATTAGGGGGCTTCTGTTTTTCTAGGTTATATGATGTTTAGGAAATCGCCTAACCAAACAACAACTCTAGCGAATATGTTTAATACGGCAAACCCAATACCGACCAGTAGTAATGCCTGAGCAAACATAACTGCCGACTCTCCTCTTTTGGTGAGTGCGTATGTCTTTTGCTTCATTGTGTCCCTCTCTCTATCTTGTAATACTATTATAGAACATATACGGGTATAGTCAAGTAACTAATCCCCCAGCGTGTCGCTAGGGGCTAGGCTTACGGATACTAAGAGTTAATAAGTTCTGGTTCTTCTTGGTTAATCATGTCAATAACCTGAGAATCTGAAAGTTTTTCTTTCCCAGACCAGATTTCAACATTAGTAACCCTATGACTATTTTGTACAAGATTACGTACATCTTTTTCACTATCTAAAGCAAAGTTGTATGTAACTCCTCCAGCAGTGATTGAAACTCCAAACATCTACCTACCTACCTTTTCTAAAGACCCTAACAGCCTCTATTACAAATATAACTAACTATGACTAACTAGTCAAGTATTTAAGTTTCAAGTGTGTCTAAGTGTTTTCCTAGTAAAACACCTAAAAACGCCCAAAACTCTCAAAAGCCTATAAAACACCTAGTAAGCATTTATAAGAGTTGCACAAGCAAACTAAGAATTATTTCTAAGTCAGAGAGTAGAGGCAGAGTAGATAAAAAATAAAATAAATTAAAAATAATATTTAAGCCAGCTCTATAAAAAACTTGCTGCTAGGTACGGATTTGCCGAAAAATTAGGAAACGATTTTAGAAAAGCTGAAAAATAAACCGCTTCCTTCTCACAGGCCAAAAGCAAAAAATGGAAAGGTTCATATTTTTTATCTTTCGTACAAAAGTTTAACCCTTATCTGCTATAGTTTTTGCATGGAGAAGAAACCACATTTTAATGTATTGATAGCAACCCCTGGGAGAAACTTTGTTCCAGAGTATGTAGAGAGTGTGGTTAATACTTGTGCTTGGCTTAGCGCTCAGGGTTTAACTTATAAATTCTTAAGTAGGTATTCTTCCTTCGTCCCTAGCGCTAGAGAACTAACTGCTACAAATAGCTACACCCCTAACTACGACACAAACGAGATAGGTTCTGGGGAATTTACTTACGACAAAATTGTTTGGATAGATTCAGATATTAGTTGGGAAGTAGATACTTTTAAAAAACTTCTTGATTCAGATAAAGACATCATTTCGGGCATTTATCAAACTGGTCCAAGTGGGATAGTTGCACTAGCACTCCCAGACGATGCAGGTCTTCTAAGACAAGTAAACAAAGTCGAGTTCCTCCTTTGGGAGGATCCATTTGAAGTAATAGGTGTTGGTTTTGGTTTTGTTGCGATGAAGAGTGGTGTTTTTGAGAGTATTAAAAGACCTTGGTTTCTCATAGAAAGAATTCAATGGCCTCATCTTCCATTTGAAACTAATGTCGGAGAAGATTATTCGTGGTGTAAGAGAGCGATTGATGCTGGATACAAAATTTGGGCGGATCCAAATATAAAAGTTCTCCACCATAAAGACACTATTTATCAAGTTTAATTCACTAAACGCTTGTTTAAATACTAGTACTATAGAGTGATGAAACGTCAACCATCACTTCCAGCAGATGAGAGTCTATTTTTAAATAGCCTTTCCGATGAGTTGCGCAATAAAAGACTTCGTGCACTCTGGGAAGCAGGTTGGTCGCTTTCAACTCTAGGTTTTGCGCTTAAACCAAATCGCGGAAAAACTACAGTTCATTTTTGGATTATGCATATTGAGGCTGGAGAGCAAAGAAGGGTAGTCCCTAATCCTCCTCCCAAAAGTCTTTCTTCTTTAACTCCTTTAAGTACTTCGGCAAAAGTTAAAAGTATCTCTCCAGGAGTTCCTCCTGATGCCAGAATAAAATTAAAAGAACTGTCAATGCTATCAAAACGCTATCGTGCCAAAACTCCATACAACAGTCCTTTTGCAATTGCTAACAGAGAGTTAACAGAACTAGCAGTAAGTTTAAGAGATCGTGGAGTACCTACCGCGGCTATTGCTGACGCCGCAGAAGTTACATACAGAGCTATGGCAAAACGTCTAAGTAAAAGGGGAATAATTTAAATGTCTAAGACTTATAAAACAGATTCAGGTATATACGACGAAAAAGATTTATCTGTAGTGGTGTGGGTCAACTCTCGTCATGAGGACAGTCCACAGACTAGATCACTTGAGACTATGGTTTCAGATAAGTCTCCATTTCCTATAGCTTTCCCTACAAGAAAGTTAAGCGGTCATCCAGCATGGGTTAAATGTCCGATTGCTCAATCCAAACAAGATGTGGATAAATGGTTGCTAGTTAAAAACAGTAATGAATTTGCAACTAAGAATAAACCTGTTTTAGTTCCCTTACCGCTTGCCATAGAGTTTTTAGGTTGGGACAGTTTCTATGTTCCCTCTATTTATAAGGAAATTTAGTTGCAGAAAACGATAGATATATTTCCAGCCATAGTTGTTGCAGCACCTTCAGGGGCAGTTTCTAATTTAGAAGCACTTTCTTCAGATGGGGCAATACCAGAGGGCGCAAAGAGAATAGACAGAACGAGGGTAGTGGTTATAAATAATGTTTTGATGATTGCAATCGACTCTCCCATGGGGCCTAAGTTAATTTTTAGAGAAGAGTTGGCAAAGATGATTCAAGACAATCACATTACTAAAGTCCAAACCATTTCTGGAAAAACTTTAGCCTTTAGAAAAGATAATAATTGTGGTTGTGGGAGTCGTTTAAGGAGTTGGGCGCCTCACAAAGGTATATTGACATCGGAGGCTGATCCGTTTCAATGACTTTTGTAGAACTCACGCTTTTAGGTCTTGCTACTTATAGGCTTACGAGATTAATAACAAGAGACGAGTTACTTGCTGGTTTTAGGAATTGGTTTTGGAAGAAAAGACCCCCTGAGACGAGTAAACTCGGATATCTTTTGACATGCGAGTGGTGTATGTCCATTTGGGTAGCCTCACTTATCCAAATATCGCGTATCATTATTCCTATACCGACCGATATTGTTGTCTTGGTTTTATCCCTTTCAGCAATAGCAGGTTTGTTGACCGCACATGAAGATAAATAATTCATGTTCCGCAACAGAGACAGCAAGGAGAAGTAGTGGGCGTCTTTAGACGAGAAGAAAAGCCATCAGTAATTACGGGCGCTTCTAAACCTCAAATTACAGGTCCTTCGTCTCTGTTCTTGCAACCAGCTATCCCTGTTAACTATTCTTCCCCTCGCTCTTTAACTGCGGCGGCTGCTCAAATAAAAATTAACGATAAGGGAGAGTTTGAACAATTTCGCTCTCGCCGTGCTGCTGGTTCATCTGGTTGGCAAGCAGAAGCATGGGAATACTACGACGCAATCGGTGAAATTAAGTACGCTTTTAATTTAGTTGCTTCTGTAGTTTCAAGAATTAGAATTTTTGCTGCAAGTGTAGATAATCCTGCAGAATCACCTACTCCAGTTTCAAATTCAGATGTAACAGATCAAAGACTTGCCGCTGCTGCAGAAAGAGCAGTTGCTCGTTTAGATTCTGCATACGGTGGTCAGTCAGGTTTGTTAAGAGATGCAGCACTTAACTTAGTCGTGTCTGGCGAGTGTTACCTAATTAATATTCCTGGTAAACCAAGTCAAGGTATTCCAGATTCTTGGGATATTCGCTCTGTAGATGAAGTTATGGCAGATGCTCGCGGTGGTTTTAATGTTATTGGTAGAAGAGAGCAAGCAGTAAGCCAAGGAAACAGTGCTGCTAATCAAAATACATCTATTAGATTAGGTAAAAATGCTTTTATTGGAAGAATTTGGCGCTCACATCCACGCTACTCAGATGAAGCAGATTCCTCACTTCGCGGTTTGTTAGATCTTTGTGCTGAACTACTCCTCCTTAACAGAACATTTCGTGCAACAGCACGTTCTCGCTTAAACGCAGGTGCTCTTTATTTACCAGATGGTTTGTCAGTTGCCGCACAAGGCGATGGTGATTTTCCATATGACTCTGATGATGAATTAAATCCAGGTTTCACTGTTGAAGAAGCAGAGGATGAGTTTGAAGAGCAATTAATGGACGCTATGACAACTCCGATTCGTGATGAAGAGTCCGCATCAGCAGTTGTTCCTCTAATCATTCGTGGTCCAGCAGAACTTGGCGACAAGATTAAACAATTTAAGTTTGAGCGTTCATTCGACCCAGCGCTTGCACAACGTGCAGACCGTGTCTTAGAAAGAATTTTGCAAGGCTTAGATGTTCCAAAAGATATTGTTACAGGTTTAGCAAATGTTAAGTACTCAAACGCACTTCAAATTGATGAGTCTCTATATAAGGCACACATTGAACCGTTGATGCTTTTAATTGCAGATGCTTTAACAGTTGTCTACCTAAGACCATATTTAATTGCTCAGGGTTATCCTGAAGCAGAAGTTAAGAAGATGGTTGTTTGGTACGACCCATCAGCAATTGCAACTCGTAATGACCGTGCAACAGATGCTGACGCAGGTTTTGATCGCGGTGCCGTTTCTTATGACACTTGGCGTCGTGCTCACGGGTTCTCTGCCGCTGATGCACCTTCACCAAATGAGATTGCAATTCGAATGATGGTTGAAAAGGGATCTGTCACTCCAGAATTAACAGAGGCGATGCTTGGAGCAGTTGCCCCTGAAGTTATGGAAAGTATTCGCGGTGCGCAGCAAGCATCTTCTGTTGCTCCAATACCTCCAGAGGTTCAACAAGTTTTAGATCAACAAAATGTTGCAAATGAGAGCACCACACCTGTTGAAGAAACAAGTAAGCCTGATGAATCTTTGCCTTCAGAAGTTCAAGACGCATTAAGTCCAGAAAATACTGAAGCTCCAGTAGAAGGTCAAGAAAGATAATGTCTCCTGATTCACCTGACACTTCTTCTACAAAAATTTTACAAGAGTTGCAAGAGCAACCTGTTAAAACTGAAGAGACTTCTTGTCCTGCCCCCACTCAAGACATTGGTCTTAATCTTAAAAATCGTAAAAATGCTATAGACACAGCAATGTATGGTCCGCTAAATCCTGCAGAACCAAACGAAGAGTATTGGCAAACACTTGCAGACGAGTGGTCTGTGGATACTGAAACAGCAAAACAACAGCGTTGTGGTAATTGCGCTGTATTTAATATTTCTCCATCAATGAAAGACTGCATTCAGTCTGGTTTAACTGGCGACTCAGATACTTTTGACGCAATTGATGAAGCAGGTGAGTTAGGTTACTGCGAAGCATTTGATTTTAAATGTGCTTCTGCTAGAACATGTCGCGCTTGGGTTGGTGGCGGACCAATTACTGCTGCTGCAAAACGCACTATCTCTCAAACTCCTGCCCCTAAAAAAGACAGAATTAAAGGTTCTAAAGTAAATAAAAAAGGATCTGCTTCTAGTTCAAAGTCTGCTCGTAAAGTTGTTTTCTCTAAGTCTGTAGAAAAAACTTTAAAAGAAAAAGTTTCTAAACACAATGAAACGGTTCCAAAAGGTCGTAAAACTACTCTGGGAACTTTAAAAGCCGTTTTCCGTCGTGGTGCTGGAGCTTACTCTGTTTCACACAGACCAGGTATGTCTAGAAATGGTTGGGCATTTGCCAGAGTTAATGCGTTTCTAAAACTTTTAAAATCTGGAAAGCCTTCCAACTCTGCTTATGTAGCAGATAATGATTTACTTCCATCGTCTCATCCTCGATCCACTAAAAAATCTAACTCTTCTTTAACTGCATCTGCTTTAGTTCCAGAAGAACAAGATTTGGCTAACGCAATTTTATCTGTCGTTGAAAAGCACGGAAAATTTAATGAAGATGGTGTTGGTGTTTGGGCTGGTTACACTCCTGCTGCAGAAAATGAAGATGCAAAAATTGGAGTTATCTGTGCCCACTGTGTTTTTTATCAGGAAACCGAAGAGGGCGACGTATGTCAAATAGTTGCACTTGAGATTGAAGATTTAGGTAAGTGTCGTCTTGCTGTTATTCCAGACAATTTAATTAATCAAGACGCAATTAAAAACTATATGGAAGAAAGAAAAGAACTTCCAGATTTAGTTGAAGAGATTTATATAGATAGAGAATTAACTGTAGAATTAAAAGACCAGAGTTATTATGAAACACCAGAGGAAGCAATACTTGCTATGGCAGAGTACTCCCAGATGGGTTATGAAGCGACTACTCCCCTTCGCGCCTCTTGGTTAAGAGCCGTTAAAGATGGAGAAAACCCTTTTGATAGGGCTGCAGAACTTTCAACACTTGGTTATGAGAGTAGAGATGCAGATTTGCTACCTAGAAAACTTGGTGGTGACTTTTAATGAACAAAAACATTTCAAAAGAAAAAATAAAGGCTCAGTATTTAAGAGATAGAGTTTTTGAGATTGTTAGTCTTTCAAATAATGATGTTCCTGTAGAGCGTCAAGTCACTAAACTAGATGCTTTAACTGTTGTTCAAAGATCTTTAGAAAAAACCATTGGCTTGCCTAATAAAGAAAGAGACTTTAAGGCTCTAAGAGACTTATCAGACTTTATTACCCTTTCACAGAAGAACAAAACCTCTTTTAGTAATGCAAAAAATACTGATTTACTTCCTATAGGTCATCCAAAATCCACAGCAAGCCATAATTATTCTTTACAAGACTATTTAACGCAAAAAGCAAGATGGATTACAGCAGATTTTAATATAGTTGAAGAAGCAAAGCCGTTAATTGCTAGTGCAATTATCAATCCTTGTGATTCTGTTGAATACAAATACGCTATTACTCGTTTGACTAATTTACCTCAAGGTCTTGTCTCTCAAGAAGCATTGCTTGCTGCAATTGGTGACGGAAACTCTACTGCAGCTCGTCGCGCTCGTGCTGCTAAACAACTTCGTGATTTAAAAGGAAGATTTGCTTGGATGGGTGGCGCTGTTAGGGCGTTCTTTAGAATGTTAAACGGAGATGTTAAAAGTTTTACTGGTAGATATGTTGCTGATTCCCCAAGACCTGGTTATATTCAAATAGAAGCTCCAGATGAAAGTATTTATGAAGTTCCATCGACTTCAACCGAGTTTATTAAAGCACTTATTAACCCTACTGCTGATGGTTTTAGTCCTGCTAGTGCAAAATATTCTGAGTCAGATCCAATTGTTGATCTTTCAAGTGCTACTAAAGTTGAAGCTCCTAATGGTTGGACAAGGACAGACCCAAACAATCCTTTAGAGTTTACAGATGGTGCTTTTAATGCAGTTATATCTAGAGATGTTGATGGAAAAAGAAAATTATCTGTATCAACAGTTGACGGAACTTCAGTCGGTGACTTTGATAATTGGTTTGAGATTCAAAACCAACTTAGAGGTAGAGAAGTGGATCTTGCAGGTCTTGCAAGAAACGAAGATGGCTCTGAATTTGATGATGTTGAAAACCGCTGGGCTCAATACCCAGAGGGTGCTTATAAGTTAAATAGGTTTGTTGGTTATTTACCTCAAGGTATCGAAGATGGTGTTGAAGGTGCCACAGATAATCCTAAAGAGTTAGCTCTTAAATTTAGTAAAGCAGATTTGGTCGGTGCATTAGAAGAGGCACTTCTCCCAATTGAGTCAGTGCCTGCAAATGGTAGAGGACTTCTTGGATTTGAAGGCGGACTACAAGATATTAAAGCTGAAGCAATTTATCAAGCATTAAGAATGCAAGGTGAAGACGCTGACTCAGAAGTTGCAAGAATCTATGACGGTGCTTTGGGTACCACAGAAAATCAGGATGCGCTTAATGCTGAAAGAGGTGAAGCAGGTTCCGATGTTTCCGAGGAAATTACTCGTTTAGATTTAGGTGAAACAGTTAAGCCAGAATCTACAGAAAAACAAAAAACATTTACCCCAGCATTGCTTGAAGGTTTAACCGAAGAAGAGAAAGCAGCATTTGACGAGTCTGGTGATTACAGACCTTATCTTCCTGAAAACGAAGAAGTTGAAATGCCTCAAGGTTACTACACCCCTGATAGTGACCCTATAAATCCAAATAATAATTTTATAACTATAGATACTCCTGAAGAATCAAGAGCGATTTTAGATATGACTGGAGTAGAGTATCCAATTGGATACACAGACGATCCGTATCAAGCAACTAAATATGATGAAGAGGCTCTTAAGTTTGCTTTTAGAGGTTCTCTAGAACCTTCTGAACTACCTGGCTACGGTAAATTTGATTTTATAAATGATGAAGATGAGCAAGTTGAGATTACTCTCCCTTCAGAAGTTTTAAGAGACGCTCTACAACTTAAAGGCGTAGATACAAATGAAATCTTAAGAGAAGTTGCTGAAGAGGGACGCGCTGGTCAAGTTAAGTCTGTTGATCAGGATGAAGCAAAAGCTATTCTCGATCAAGAAAATGCAGACACTGATACCGAGGTTGTTCCAGTAGTAAGCGAAGAAGAAGTTAACAGATTAAGAGGTTTAGCTTTACGTGCTTTAGAAGGTTCACTAGATTTTCAAGGAGAGCCTTATTACAGCGAAGAAATTCAAAATGCAATAAGAGATAATAAATCTTATGAAGAAGTAAAAAATCTTTTAGACTCAACCCCTCCTACTTACGGTTTTCCATCCCGTTGGGCTTCCGATGTTGATGATTATGAGACTCGTCATTGGGTTGATTTACCTCGTGCTGCTCAAAGAAAGAGCTGGGCTCAAACTGAAGCAGTTTTAAATTATTTAGCTGCTATAAAACCTGAAGATAACGAAACTAAGTCAGACATAACTCCAGAGGTTTTGGATGCTAATACTAAAAAAGCAATTGACAAAATAAAACTGCCTACTAACCCAAACGACTCAGAAGAGATAGAAGTTAGAGAAGCTTTGGCTTCTGTAACTGCAGAATTGCAGAAACAAATTGCTTGGTATGAAAAAACTCTTTCTGGTAGAGATTTAGATGAGATACGTCAGGACTTAGATGTATCTCGTGTCTTTGAAAAAATTAATCAACTTAATAAAATAGTTGCTGGCTTTCGGGCAAGCTTAAAAGAGGTGTCTACTAGAGATGTAGATAAAGACTTAGTTTCTGAACAGCAAAAAACTTCTAAAATAGAAAAACAATTTAATGGTGAATTAGCAAATGTAGATATCACTTCAGAAGAAGGTTCTGAAGATGCTAAATTAATTGTAAATGATTTAATTGAAAACGCTAAAAATCCTAGAAATGAACTTCCTATTAATCAGGACGATGTACAAGGAGAGCCTAAGTCTGCGTACATTGTTAATGCTGGCCCTGGAGATCTTCAAAAAGGCGACATTATTACAAAGGATCACTTTGTTATAACTGATGTTATTCCTGTAGAAAATTCTATTGGAAGAGATAGATTTGTTAATCGTAGAAGACCAACTATAGTTGACTTAGCCCCCACAAGAGTTATTATTCGTGGTTACTATCCAGGTCATGAAGAGCAAGCATACCCAGAACAAATTACTTCTTCAAGACAGTTAAGAGTTATTCGTGGTGCAGAGGTACCAGAGTCAGGATCTGCTGGTGCTTTAAATCCTCCTAACCCTCAAGATTATTTAGAGGGTAGAAGAGATCCAGATTTTGTTTCCGAGCAAAGATCTTGGCGTAGAGAAGTTTTAAGTGCTAAAAGAGGTTTTACTCCACCTTCAGATATGAAAGAGTTTATTTGGACTGAAGATGTAGAGTTAAAAAATAGTTTTATGTACAGATTTGTTATGTACTACAACAGAAGTCCACAACTTTTTGAAAAACTACAAAATCTTGTTAGAAAATTAGAGCAAGTTGGTGACACAGATCAGAGAACTGGAGTACTAAATCCTTCTACAGATTCAGACTCTGCGCCTAGTGATGCAACTAAACCCGAAAAATTTAGAAATCCCCCTTCAGGCTATCAAGGTCCTCTCGAGGAGCAAAGAGACAAAGCTAGAAAAGAGTATGAAGATTTAGATAAAGAAATTCGTCAAATGCTTCGCGATGGAATCCCCATTATTGACCCGAGGATTGCTGAACTTATCAGACTTCGCGATGATGCATTTAATAGGATGCTCGACCTTAATAGAGAAATTAAAAATCAAGGTGATGTCTCTCCATCTAATAAACTTGAAGATCAAAAAGCCAAAGCTGAAGAAGAGTATAAAGATTTAGAAGAAAAAATTCGTCAAAAAGCCTTAGACGGTGTACCCATGAATGACCCAGAGGTGATTGAACTTTACGTGCTTCGTAACGAGGCATTTAATAAGATGCTTAACCTCAGTGCACAAATTAGAGATCTCAGAAATCAAGGTAATGTTACTTTTATAGAGCCTAAAATTAAAGTTATTTCCATTGATGACAGCAAAAATAAACCAAAACAAACTCCGTCTTCTCAAAAAATTAATGAAGATCCAAAAGAGACTATTCCTACGCCAGAAAACACTGGAAGCGTTGAGATAGAACTTCCTAGCAATCAAGATTCTTGGAACGAGTTTGCTCAAGCTTATTGGGAAGAAATGATGCAAGGCGTTGGAAGTAGTGACCCGATGCCAGAAGATTTCCCAGAGACTCTTAGAAACACTTTTAATATTCCTAGATTTAACACTTCTCCTCAAGATGGAGCCATACTTAATTTTAGAGAAATTGAAGGTGAAGAAGTTTGGGCATGGTACAACCCAGATGGTACTAGAAGTCCAATTAATTTTTCTAACCCTGATCAGGCTGGAAGTTTAGAAGTTGGAAGAGTTTATAACCCCACTCAAAGATTTAATTTAGTTACAGCCCCGATGGGTCCAACACCTATTGAAGATTTACCAAGAGATCCAGATGGAAATATTATACTTCCGCCTCCTCCTCCAGGTAGTACTCCTAGCACTCCGCCTCCAACTACACAAAATATAAATATCCCAGAAAATGATATTCGCACAGAAAGATTTAATCCAGAAAGCGGAGCATTTACATCTGGGGAGCCTGCCTCTAGAACAACAGAGACTATCCCTACACCTAATTTTGTTGTATCAGATGAAGATAGAAGCCCTTTCACTTTAGACGGTTTTAGACAGCGTATTCAGTCTTTGTTAGACGCAAGACGTCGTCCGATGAAAGGCGATCCATACAGAATATGGCAAGAAGATAACTTTGTATTTGCTGATGGAATTAATCAAGCGCGTCGCGGAGATGTTGTTAATCATTGGGGCGGAGAAGAAAATGAATTTAGAGGCTGGGGAGATGGAACTGTTGTTGCCCTAGAGCACACACTAAATCCAAATGACAGACTTCGTAGAGCATACGCATGGGTTTATTTCCCTCAAGCAGTAATAAGAGATGACGAAGGTAATCTTGTATTAGATGAAAACGGTCAGCCACAGCGTGGACCGATATTTAAAAAATTAGCAGTAAGAATGCTTTTCTTAAACAATAGAGGTTCTATTAGTGAAAGAAGAGCTGTTGAAGATGCAATTTATAACGATAGAAAGATGCGTCGTCAATGGCAAAGAATAGTTCGCGCTGATAGAGAGCGTGATCCAAATCCAGTACAAGCACTTCCAAGAGAGGCTGGTGTACCTACACAACTACCAGGTCGTATACCGAGAACCTCTACGCCTACCCCAACGCCAACGCCTACACCTCAAGCAGAGGCACCTGAAGTAATTTCTCCAGATTCAACTCTTCCTGAATCAACACCTATTGCTGAAAGATTTATGAATCGTCCTTTGGAATCAAGAACTCCTGCTGGTGGCGTTGAGCAGTATGACGGATCTATAAAGGGAGTTAAAGAAAATAATCCTGATTATGTAGATCCAGATAGATTACAAGTTGATGGAAACGATGTTACTCAACAAGATTACATGTCAAAAGGGTGGTCAGCAGATAGAGCAGCAAAGGCAGCTCGCGCTGCTAAAAACAGACCTTCTCTAAAAAAACTTAAAGAATTAGTTGATAGATACAACTCAGGTATTACTAATGATGAGAAAGTTCAAGTAAAAATTCAAATTGAAAAAACACTTAACAGAATTTTTGGCGCTGGTGAAGCAACGTTTGGTAGAGAAGGTTATTCAGTATCAATCAATGACTTTACAGTAGGAACCGAAAGCATATCTTTTAGTGGGTCAGTAAAAAATAAAGATGGAATTATAGTTGGACAAACAAATAGATCGATAAAAGTTTCTGGCGATCAAACTTATATAAAGGAAGGCCTATTAGCACTTAATTCAGATAGGGCTAAAGGTTCTGGTTTCGGTGAAGCTTGGAAAGCTTATTACGACGCTTGGGCTATAGCAAATGGAGTTGATTATTCAGAAACTCAAGCTGCTGGTGGTAACTATATAGGTGCTTATGTATGGACTGGTTTTGGTTATGGCTGGAGCAATGTTTCAACTGCTTGGAACATTATGCAAGGCATGAGCCTAAAAGTGGATACTCTAAGAAGAAAACCAAATAAAAGTTTACAAGATTTAATTACTATAAGAGATTTTGACTACAGAGTTAAACAAGCAGCAGATGCTTTGAGCATTGCTCCAGAAGATTTATTTGAAGCTTCTACAAGAAGAGCATTAAATCCTGCAAATACAGAAAGTATTTTACAAAGTTTTCCTACTCCAAGAGACTTAGCACTAATCGGTTTAAACCCGCTAGACAACTCTGCCACAAAATGGTTTGGTAAAGATTTTATGATTAAAAATGGTTGGTATGCAAAGAAGCGCTACCAGCCAGACAATGTTTCTTTACTACAGCAAGAAGCAGAAGCCTATGAGTACAAGAGAAGAAGAGATAATTTAACTCAGGCAAATGCTACTTTTGAGTCTGACCCTAAAATTAAAAAATGGTTTAGTGATTTAGATAATTATCCTGACGACTTAAAACCTTATTTTGATGAAATATCTACAATGTTTAAGAAATCTGGTGATGTTCCAGTATCACTACTATCACCACCTGCCAGAAGAAATCTACAAAATGCAGTATTTAAACTTTTGTCTCCAGATGGAGAGTTCGGCGGGACAGGAACCATCAATAGAGAAAAAAGAATGGCAAGAGAGTCTTTAGTTCAAGTTTTAGATGCTTTAAACAGAGATAGATTGTTTTTTGAAAATCCTGTTAAAGAGGACTCAGTTACAGATAGATTTAGAAATGTCTCTCTCGCTGATTTAGAGTCTCTCACACAAGCATATGGTTTTGATGCTTCAGGTCCTGTCATTGTAAATCCAGATGTCCCGTTAATTTTAGGGGGAGAAGATTCAGGTTTATTAATTAAACGTGTTGCTGGCACAACAAGTCCAGTATTTAAAATTACTGACCCAAGTAGCGAAAAAGTTTATTATGTAAAGAAGCAATTTGGAGGTACTAGAGCAGCTTCTAGTGGAGCGAGAGCAGAACTTATTGCTAATCAAATAGGTCAAGATTTAGAGATATTAGGTTTACCTTTAATTCAAAAAATAGGTGGAGAAGATAGTGAATGGATTATTCAAACTAACGCTGGTGGAAATTTAAATGTTAAGCCTTTAGATTTAGACAATACATCAGCTACTGTAGATGCTGGATCTTTCTCTATAGCACCTGCTGATTGGACAGAAGGATTTGACGCAGAAAACGTTAATAACATAGAGGCAACTAATTTAATAAATATTGCTGTACTAGATACATTAATTTCTAATGAAGACCGTCATGGAAGAAATAGTTTAATGGTAGAAAATCCTCAAGAAGGATCTTCTTCTCAGTCTCAGAGATGGCAACCAGTACCTATAGACAATGCTGATAACACATTTAGTTATAACTACGACACTATAACAAGGCCTCCTGCAAGCGTAGAGATGTTTTTAAAGAGTTCTTTTGGAGACTATATTTCTTACTTCGCTGCGCTAGGTAAAGAATTAGGTCCAATCACTCTCAAGGAATTAGTAGATAAAAGACTGCAAGTCTTAAAAAATAATCTTAGAAAGCGTGCTGGCGGAGGTTATTTAAGTCAAGAGCAATTAGACTTACTAAACTCACGTATAGACGACTTTGGGGATTTAACTCTGGCTGACTACCAGAGCATAATTGATATACAACTAGGTAATAGGTAGGAGATAGGGTTAAAATGACATTTTTAGTAGCACGCGCATATAGTTCTTCTAGTAAAGATTACGAATACGGTTACCATAAATTTTCTATTATTGCTAGTAAAAACTCAGTTAAACATGTTTACCCAAACTCTAAAGAAGAATCTAAGTGGGATAAAAGAGTAGAAAGACTAGTAAAAAATTTAGAAATTGATCGACCAACTTCTCCAGAGGGTTGGATGGACGTTGCCACAAGAAACATGGGTACCACCGAGTTTACTATTTTAGAGACAGAAGATTCTGTAACTTCTTTAGGTCAAGCAGTTAAAAATGAAAGAAGTTCTTTATTAGATGCTCAAAAAAATAAAAATAATAGAGCACCTAAGTACGGTAAAACAAATGAAATGTTGATGAGAGAACTTTCAAAACTTGAAGATTTAGTTGCTGAAGATCCAGAGCTTTTAGCATTTTTAAACGGTGAAGATGTTGAGACAATTCCTCAAGGTTATAAAGAGTATATAAAATTTTTAGTGGAACAAGCAGGTACTGAAGATTTAAATCCTTGGCTTGAGCCTTGGGTCGCTGGAGAAACAGAAAATCTAGACTTTAGTAACGGTTTAATTTTGGATAGAAATACAGTTTTACAACCTATAACAGATGAGGAAAAGACAAATGGCTAAAAAGGCGAACGAAAAAGTAATTAATTTTGAGGCTATCTATGCTCCGTATTTTTCAGAAGTTGACGGAAAAGCACTTCAGCAAGTTATGGACTTTGTAGGTTATGGAGAAGATACTCAAAATGTTTATGTTAGAAAAAATGGAGAATGGTTAGAGCCTGAAGAGGGTGCTTTCGAGTATCCATATATGGGGCTAGGAGATGGGGAATATACACCAGGAGACTTCAATTCTATTGAAGAAGAAGTGTATGAAGAGGCTCTCGAATTATGGGATAACTCTCAAAAGGATGGACAAACCATTTACTCAAAACAATTCTTTCCATATTTACTTGAAAATTATGAAGGTACAATTGAACAAGAAGAAGATGAGGATTAATTAAAATGGAATTTATTGGTCGTAGTGGCAATTCTGTCTTGTTTGCGCAGGATAGTGTTGCCGTTATTGTCGACGAAATTTCCAATACTGTAAGTGATTTTAAGGATTTAGACTCAGTTTTAACCATTACAGAATGGTCTCCAGAGTCTATGAAACCTTCTAATATTTCTGAAGAATTAGCAAATTCATCTTTTAGTAATTTAAATATTAAAGTTTTTTCTAATAATGATAGAATGTACACAATACCTAAATCCGTTCAAGCAGAAGCCAAAAGAGCTCTAGCTTGGAGAAAAGAGCATAAACGTGGAGGAACTCCTGTTGGCCTTAATACTGCTAGGACTCTGGCTTCTGGCAATCAAATTGGTATTAGAAAAATTCGCCATATCGCTAAGTATTTTCCACGCCACGAAGTTGATAAGCGAGCAAAAGGATATAAACCAGGGGAAGTCGGATATCCATCAAATGGCCGCATTGCTTGGGCTCTTTGGGGCGGAGACGCCGCACAAAGTTGGGCGAGTGCAATTGTTGAAAGAGAAAATAAAAAACTTAAAAGCAACTCGTCACTAGTTTCTAGTTACTATCCGATTGACGAGTTTAAAACTCCTCAACGTCATGATTTAGATTCATTTATGAAACCAGGACAACTTCCTGAAGAGTTTGCTCCACAATTTGTTATTAGAGTTTGTTTACGCTCTGGCGGTATTGACCGTCTCTATAAAGTTGAATTAGATGGTGTTGTTTCTGTTTGGGATGATGGCTGTTGGGATGATTTAGGTCATGTTGACCATGATATTAAAACATACGATAAAAGTTTAGATGGTCCTTACGATATTGGTCCAAAAATACATCTACCTATTGATATGGAATCTGCTTTAGTTGTTTCTGGTTTGTTAGATTCAAATCCTTTTGACAAAGTTTCTGTTTCACAGATTGATCAGGGTGAGACAAGTTTAGTTCTTGATTCTTTAGGGGACATGGATTGGGAACTATTAGAAGATGCAATGGTTGCTGCTGTAGAAACTCCAATCGGTCAAGGTGTTGATGATGGTATTTATACACCAGAGGAGCGTTCTGAAAAAGCTGCTCAGCAGGTAAGAGATGCTAAGGGAAGATTTGCTAAATCTGGTGGAAGAGTAATTATTGGAGGAGACACAAATAATCGCGGTACTATTACTGCAGTAGATTCAGCCACTAAAAATGTTTCAGTAACTTTAGATAATGGTCAAGATGTTGTAATACCTGCAAACACTACTGAATCAGAAGATTTATTTGAACCAATTGCAACTTGGTCTGGTACAGGTCCAATGTTGGATACTTCTGGAATTCTTGGAGAACCTAGGACTCCTATTGATGAGCCTAATGCTCGTCTTCCTGGAAGACTACCTGCTTTAACTGCTCAGAGTGTAAATACACTTTTAAACGATTACCCTTCTTGGGTCGCTGGTCAAAGATTAGAAGCAGAAGCTGCACCAACTCTTACTAGAGATGGTTTTACTCCGAAAAGTTCTGACACATTTGAAAAGTGGAATCCTTTAGTTGCCCCTAATGCTTATAACAATCCTTGGTTAAGAACTTGGTTAGATGCTGGTGCGCAAAATAGATTTTGGTACAACCCAATAGTTCCAGAAGGAACTATTGAGGCTAAAAAATCTGCTCAGGAAGTTGGTCCAGAGCCAAAAATAAACTCAACTACGACTGGTAAATCTTCATCTTCTGGTGGTGGTGTTACATACACTCCAAGAAGTTTTGGTGACCCAAAGCAATATGTACAAAAAGCTAAGCAAAGAGTTTATGCTCCACAATTTGCTACTAGTATTACTGCTGCTGCAGATGTAAATGCTCTCACACCAGAAACTTCTGATGTTCCTCCTATTTATATGGCAATCGTTGCTAGTGATGACCCTCAAGCAGTTATGGATTTAGTTTCATTAGTACCTGCTAATAAAGAATCAAGCACTCCAACAACTTTTACAAGACAAAATGGTGAGTGGGTTAAAGAAGAGCAAGTTTTAAGAGATTTAAACAGTCCAACACCTCCACCTGTAGTTGTGTTAGATAATGAAACACTTGCAGATGTGGTTCAACAAGTTGACGCAAATGCTCAGACTGCTTCTGCGTGGATGGAAAACTTTTTTGAAGACAGAATGCTTCAAATTGTTTGGGGTCCAAAGAATGAAATTCTTTCTTTAGTTGCTGCTGGTGGTTTGGATAGAAATCGTGGTAACGCTGAAGAACTTCGCCGTTACTGGACAGTTGGTAGAGGTGGCGCAAAAATTCGTTGGAATACTCCAGGAGACTGGACTCGTTGCAACAGATATTTGTCTAAATATTTAGGTCCTCGTGCTAAGGGTTATTGCTCTCTTCGTCATAAAGAAATGACTGGTGTATGGCCTGGAAGTAAATACAATGTCGGGAAGAAAAAATCTTTAGTATCTTCAGTATTTTCTGAAGAGGATTTTGAGAATTCAGTTATTGAGAAGGCTAAACTTCGTGCTCAAATTGCTTCTATTAAAGCAAGAGTAATTGTTGCATCTGTAGATGAAAACCAAGAGGGTTCTAGTTTCACTATTCCTTTGGTTATCCCAGAGGGAGTTGATTCTGGCGATGGAAGATACTTTGAAAAAGGCGCTATTGAAATGCGCGAACTTCCACTACCTCTTTTGTGGCAAATAAAAACTGCAGAGGGTCACTCTGGCTCAGTTGTAGTTGGAAAAATTACTAATATGGATAGAACTGATGACGGTATTGGTAATGCTAAAGGTGTTTTTGATACTGGTGAGTATGGAAAAGAAGCTGAGCGACTAGTCCGAGGAGGATTTATTCGCGGAGTTTCAGCAGATATGGATAAGTTTGAAGCCAACGAAGAAGAATCAGAAGCTTCAGAAGAATCAGATAACAAGAAGGTTAGCGCTGGTAGAATGAAAATAACGAAAGCCCGCGTAATGGCGGTTACTATCGTTCCAAAACCAGCATTTCAAGAATGCAGAATTATTCTTGATGAAATGGTTTCCTATAAGGAGGAAGACGTGGTTCCAGACGGCGTATACGTCGAAGGTATAGATGAGTTGGAAGCTTCAGCTTTAGTTGCTTGCGGTGTAGTTGCTGGTGCAATTCCAGTTAATCCCCCAATGAACTGGTTTGACAATCCAAAACTTAAAAAACCAACAGGTTTAACTGTTACAGACGAAGGTCAAGTTTTCGGTCACATTGCTGCTTGGCATGTAGATCATATTGGTATGTCTTTTGGTACTAGACCACCAAGAAGTAAAAGTAATTATTCATACTTTCATACAGGATTAGTTAAGACAGATTCGGGAGAAGATGTTCCAGTTGGTCAATTGACTTTAGCTGGTGGACATGCTCCATTAGAAGCATCTGCTCACGAGGCAGTTCGTCACTACGATGACACGGCATCTGCTGTAGCAGACGTTCATGCTGGTGAAGATTCTTACGGTATTTGGGTTGCTGGAGCACTTCGTCCAGGAACTAGTCCAGAGCAAGTTCGCGCACTTCGTGCATCTGCACCTTCTGGTGATTGGCGTCCAATTAAAGGTTCTCTTGAACTTGTTGCAGTTTGTCAAGTAAATGTTCCAGGATTCCCAATTGCTCGTGCTCGTGTTGCATCAGGTCAGGTAATGGCTTTGGTTGCAGCAGGTGCAAGTACCCTTGCAAAATTAAAAAATGATCCTTTAAAAGAATTAAATACAAGAATTCAAAAATTAGAACAAGCAGAGAAAGCCCCACTAGTTGCTGCCGCTCAAGAAGTTGCAGACAGATTTAAAACTATGGAAGCTTCAATTAAAGCTGAAGAACTTTCTGCTCGTTTTGCTGAAATTAAAAAAGATTCAGATCCAGACTGGACTTACATGGAGCAGACTTTGGATGATAATCCAGAGGCAGAACTAGCAGTAGTTTCTAGAAGAATTAGAGAGCGTCTAGCAAAAGAAGGTAAGGCTCTCAAAGATGGTTCTTACCCTATTAGAAATGTTGCAGATCTTAAGAATGCAATTCAAGCCTATGGAAGAGCAAAAGAAGGCAAGCGTGCATTGGTTAAAAAGCACATTATGCGTCGTGCTCGTGGTTTAGAAAGAGCAGACTTAATTCCAGATAAGTGGAAAGAAGCAGCTCTTTTAAACTACTTAGGCGAATCTGAAGAACTTTTTGAAAATTCTGAAGCAGTTTTTCAAAAGTCCCCAATTGAAGATGCTATTGATATTGAGGGTTTAACAGATGAAGAGATTGATCAACTAAAAAAAGAAGTTAAGGCCGAGAAAAAAGTAGACGAGGCGACTCGAGCCAAATACACCCCTGATACGCAGCCTCGTGACTCTGCAGGAAAATTCCGTCAAATATTAGCCCGAATCAAATTTGATGCTGGAATATCTGGTCTTGATAGAGTTTTGGAAAAAGTAGAAGAAACAGAAAATTTTGATAGCGCTGGGAACTATGCTGGTGCAGCAAAAGCTGCTGGAGACTTAATTAGCATCATAGACAGATTAGATGCAAAAGCCTTAAACCCAGAATCACTAGAAAATGTAAGAAACAGTGCTGGAGAACTTGGAAAGGTTATCGCTAACCTCCCATTTGCCTTCGGTGAAGACGCTCAGAAGATTAGATTTAGCGATGTCCCACCAGCGCTAAGGGATCTTATTGAAGACATGATTACTCGTGTAGAGGCAAAAATTGGTCCAGAAGATGCCGATATTGCCACAGCAGATTTAAAGAAATTTATGTCTGGTTCAGAACTTTATAATCAGAGCGAAATTTCCTCTGAAATGAGTAAATTACTGAGGCTTTTAACTTAATTTATAAAGAGCCTAAATAGGTGTTTATTCGTACAGAACGAGCAAATTGACCTTTTAAAAGTAATGTAATATTTAGTAATAGGTGGAGTGCCTCCGCGCATACTTGCGTTTCGGAGTCCCTCGGCCCCGACTGATTAAGCGGATATTTAGGAAGTTCCTTTATATCACTAACTGCCCGAGGAGGGACAGTGGATCAACTCAAAGAAAAGCTAGATGTTCTTGCTGATCTTGATGACTCACAGGTCGTCGAGTTTCAAAAAGAAATCATTAGCCAGTTCGAGTCAGTTGAGAAAGAAGATCCTACTCCCCAAACAGTTGACGCGATGACGTCGCTTGCCGACATGCTTGACTCTGTTCGTTCAGAGGTTAAGCGCCGCGAGGCACAAGCAATTGAGCTTTCACAAAAAGCTGCAGAAGCTGCTTCTCGTGTTTACGGTCAAGATGGCGACACAGAAGAAGAAATGGATTCAACAGAAGCAATGCCTTCTGAAGACACTCCAATGAAAAAACCTTCTGAAGAAACAGAAGAAATTATGGACACAGCTGAAGAAGCAAAGCCAAAACCTGATACCGAAGCAGCAATGCATGAGGATAAGAAGGAAGAAGTTGTTGCTGAAGAAGAAGAAGATGTCCAAGAAGACAAGGAGAAAAAGTCCATGACTGAAGCGTCGACCGATGCGGATAAGACCGTAGAACTCTCGACTGAGACAGAAATTGTAACTGAGACTGCACCCGCAGTTGAAGAAACAGTTGTTGCTTCTGCAGAAGAAATTGCAGAAGTAAAAGAAGAAGAAGCAGTAGTTGCGTCTGCTGAAGATGATAAACCATCTGAAGAAGAAGTAGCACCTGCAGAAGAAGAAGTAGTTGCTGAAGAAGCACCTGCAACTGAAGAAGCCGTAGCAGAAGAAGTTGCTGAAGAAGCAACTGAAGCTGATGCCGCTGCAGAAGTTGAAGATGGTTCCGAAGCTGCTGCAAAAGAAACCCAAACCGCACAAACCGTGCAGGAAGATAACATGGAGGCACCTGTGACCGCTGCTGCAGATAAAGCAGACAACCTCAATATTGAGGTCCCAGCTGACCGTCGTCCAACCTCTCGGACATCTGCCGCTCCTGTGGCAATCACAGCAGGCGCAGATATCCCAGGTTATACCGCTGGCAGTCCGCTAGAAGATATGAAAACCGTTGCTGAAGCAATGTCAAAGCGTTTACACACACTACGTCGTGTAAATGGTGGAGACGGAGAGCAACACATCGTTGCATCTTTTGCAACACAGTACCCAGAAGAAAGAACTCTGACAACAGATCCAGAGTCTAACTGGGTAAAAATCAATGCTGTAACTTCTCCAGAAGCACTTGTTGCTTCAGGTGGACACGTTGCACCATTTGAAACTAAGTACGATATTTTCGGACTTGGTACCACAGTACGTCCAGTTCGTGACGCACTACCTCGTTTCCAAGCAGATCGTGGCGGTATTCGCTTCGTTACTCCACCAGTACTTAGCGATTACGCTAACGCTGTTGGTGTATGGACTGCTGCAAACGATTCAGCAGTAACACCAGATCCAGCCGCAAAAACTAGCTTGACAGTTACATCAGCCGCAGAAAACTCTGTAGCAACTGATGCTGTAACTCTTCAACTACAATTCGGTAACTTGATGACTCGTGCATACCCAGAACTAATTGCACGTCACAACGAGTTAGGTCTGATCCAACATGCACGCGAAGCTGAACAATACTTGCTTAGCAAGGTTGCTGCAGGTTCAACAGCAGTTACAACCACTTCCCTAATCGGTTTTGGTCGTGACTTCTTAGTACAAGTTGGTCGTGCCGCTGCTGCTTATCGTTCACGTCACCGTATGGAAGCAGACGCACCAATCCGCGTTATTGCTCCATCATGGGTACGCGACGCAATGCAAGCCGATCTAGCTCTATCTATGCCTGGCGATGGCTCTCTTGCCGTCTCAGCAAGTGAGATTGATGGCTACCTAGCAGCTCGCAACATTGTTGCAAGCTACTCACTAGATCAGAACGTGTTTGGATCTCAAGGCGTCTCAGCATTAGTTGAGTTCGCAGATTCATTCACATGGTACCTATTCGCTGAAGGAACATTCTTGTTCCTAGACGGTGGTACTTTGGATCTAGGCATCATCCGTGACAGCTCTCTAGTTGGAACCAACGATTACAAAATGTTCGTTGAGACCTTCGAAGGTGTTGCCAAAGTTGGTGTTGAAGGCTTAGTTATCACTTCAACCATCTCTGTGAACGGTGTAGCTGCTGCTCTCCGTGATACAACAGGTGGCGCAACTGCTGCGGCAATTGAGTACTAAACCAACCCATAAGTAATAAGTAACAACGAGTCAGCGCTCAAGAATCTAAAGGAGAAGTAGAAGATGGCATTTCGTGGAGTTTATTCAGCACCCGATTTGGTACCTGCCCCCTGCGGAGTCTTGAGCGTTGCTCGTGTTATGACACACACCGCTCGTAACTACGATGAGCGTTGGATTAGAGGTTTTTCTTATGAATTTGAATCTAATCCAACTGTAAATTTATTAGATGAAACTGGCGCAAGCGCCGAATTAATTTTTGACGGAACCGTTGCTGAGAGATATCAAGACTATAAACCATTTTTTATTGAAGTTGAAGATTTTACTTCGACATTTGGTTTACCTGGTGAAGATCGTATGGCTCAAGTTAAAAACCAACTTGAAGCTGCAACACAAAAAGCTGTAGAACGCGAACTATGGGATGGTCCAGTAGCCACAGCAGATACAAATGGAAATAATTTCCTAACAAAAACTTCCGCATCCACAGTGGTTGCGGCAGGGGCACACCCAGCAGATAAAGCATTGTTCCATTTAGAGCAAGCATTAGCTAATTCTCCAGTAGGAGCAAAAGGTGTGATCCACATGACCAGAGATGTAGCTTCAATACTTGGCTCCAGACTGGTTTATGTAAATACAAATGAAGGTAAATCAGGAAGAGCTATGACTCGTTTGGGAACAGATGTAGTTATTGGTTCTGGATACACAGGAAACGGTCCAATTGGAACTGCAAATGCAACAGCATCTGCAACTAATCGTTGGATGTTTGCTACTGGTCCACTAGACATACATTTAGGAAAAGTTGAAGTAATAAACGACAACTTGGCACAAGGTGTAGATGCTAGTATTAATGATATGCGTATTAAAGCAGTGAGACCAGCTGCGGTTTATTTTGACCCATCTTGTCACTACACAATGCGCGTAGCAGTACCTTCAATATAAAAAGTTAGAACAACCAAAGCCACTAAAACAAGGAGAACTAAGGAATGGCCACTCAGGACTATGCGGCTAGCGTTCAAGGTGTGTCGATCCGAGTCACTAGACTGGACGCCGCTGGAAACTTGCTCAACGGAGCAGGAGACAGCTACACAACTTCGGCGTTCCTCCGCACATCATTCACCCCAGAGTACGAAGAGGGTGACGAAATTGTAGAGAAGTCAGCAGACGGCACAGTATGTGTATCATACAAAGCCCCTGACACACTCAAAAGAATAACAATGGAATTGGCTATTTGTGAGCCAGATCCAGAACTAACTGCACTTATTTCTGGCGGTTTGTTGCTTCGTAGAAACGAAGGAACATTCAGCTCCCCAGATAATAAATCCGTTGGTTGGGCAGCACCTTCAGTTGGAGATGATCCAACAGGAAATGGTGTTGCATTAGAATGCTGGTCATTTGCTGTTAAAGATGGTCGCCGTGCTTCTGAACAACCATACTTTCACTGGATTTTCCCATACGCAAAACTTCGCCAAAGCGGAGATCGCGTAATCGAAAATGGAATGCTTGCAACCACATTTGAAGGTTACGGACTTGGAAACGTTCTATTCGGAGCTGGACTAGATGGCCGTTGGGAATACCCAATTGCTTCAGAACGCTCATACGCTTATGCTCGCTCATACTGGGCGCCACAGGGACTAAAAGGTTTCTACACATGGCACCCTAATTTAGCAGCTGATGTAAACAACAAATCTCTAACAAGCAACCTTGCTACACTAACCACAGCAGCAGCTCACGGCTTCTCAGTAGGTCAGACAGTGGTTGTAGCTGGCGTAGACTCAACATTTAACGGTACTCACGTAATCACTGCCGTTCCAACTACCACAACATTCCGTTATGCAAAGACTGCAGCAAATGTTGAATCTACTGCTGTAAGCCCTGTTGGAACTGCCGTTCGTGCAGCTGGTTACCTAGCTGTAAGTGATTTTGCTGGACAGGGTTCAACAACCTCGTTTAACGTCCCTGGTAGTGAAGAATACAATCCAGACCTAGCTCTAGACTTTATCCTTGCATCTACTGAAGACCCAGCCTAATAGCTAACTAAGACGGGCGACGCACTGTTAGTATTAACATACTCAGTCGTTGCCCGTCTTTTAATTTTATAGGAAACTAATGACTAATTTATGGACTACCGTAGAAGATTTGAATGAATACGCTGAATCTGACTACGCTTATGACGCCGTAAAAACAGCTTCTTATATCCTATGGGCACTTTCAGGCAGAAAATTTAGTGGTGTAACTACCGTAACTGAGCGTTACGTATGTCAATATGACCCTTATTTAAGTACAGGCGGGTCGGCTTTTAACTATGCACCTACCTTAATAAATGGCTCAGTTTATAACTTACCTGGTGGAGGATACGACCGAACTGGTAGACATGATTTTATGGCGGACGGGACCTCTATTCACGCTCGCTTGAGGCTACGTGGACGTAAAGTAATAAAGGTTCACGCAG